ACCTTGAACCTTTACTTTGATAGCTCTTAGCCAAGGGTAAGTTGCTTTTGTAAATGTGCCTGATGAAGTAAAGTAAAGAGTTTGAACTAAATTGTAAGAAGCAGTTCCAGCATTAGCAACAGTAACCCAAGAGGTTGCGTTATAAGCCTGTATTGTTTTGGAGTCGTTCAAGTAGGCAACCATACCCTCAGAGGCAGTCCCAATAGCTGAGCCTCTAGCAGTTGTGTCTGCAAAGGTCATAACAGTTTGGTCCATGAGATAACTATTGACATCTGACGCTAAAAGCACTTCGTCTGCTGTAAAAATTTTTCTTGACATTCTTTTCCTTAATCCTTTTGTGTGTAGCTTAGCAAGCCGTTACAGAGATTCTATTTCATCCTGAGTAAGACCAAGGGCTGCCAACTTAGCAAGGGCAGATTGGCGAGATGCAATCTTAGCTTCTTGCCTAGCTTCAAAAGCCTGATTTTCGGCCTGTTCAAGTAAATAGATTTGATATTCATCCTCGGTCATTTCTCGAACTAAATTACCTATTTGAATGTTTGGTCTAGTCATTATGATTTCCTATATCCGTAAACAGTAATTGTTCCACCAGTTATGTTTCCAGTACTGGGAAATAATCTAAAGCTGGTAAAGCTGGTAGCCGATGTTTGAATACCAACAAACAAGCCAGCAGTTGAACCTGTTCCACCAGCAGTTCCCCCAGCTAATCCAGTTGAACTAACTCTGGTTTGTCTGGCAAGAAAAGGGCCAGACAAGTCTATGTTTGCTTGAAAACCACTACTGGTGTCTGACTGTCCAATGCTGATGAAGTGAGCAATGTTTCCAGCGTTACCACCTAGCAAACCAGAAGTCGTATAGTTACCAAACATAAGCAGAGAGTTATGATTTGCGCTGTCCGTTCCTAATTGCATCCGCATTTCTCCGTTTGCGCTAGCTACTCCACCAGAAACAACAATTTTATAGGTGTCGTAAGTAGAACTAAATGCGTCTGGTACTGTCACAGTTGTGGCTGCCGTTCCTATTGTCTGAGCTAAAATAAAAACCAATCCACTTGGGGCAACTGGAGAAACCCAAGCGCTGCCATTCCAGGTTTCTAGCAAGTCGGTTGTTTCGTTGTAGGTAGTCATACCCTCGACAGGGGTTGGGATAGCTGAGTCTCTTGCGGCTGTGCCAGCAAAAGACATAACAGTCTGGTCCATCAAAAAGTTGTTGACATCTGCCGCAGCTAGAACTTCGCCAGCGGTAAAGGTTTTTCTTGACATTTTTTTCCTTAGTTGTGTATCAGTAGTTTATCAGTTAGAAGCTCAAGCGGTCATCATCAAGGACACCGAGCACAAGGTCATCAAGAACAAACAGGGTAAAGTCTAGTCTTTCAAGCGATAGGTTGACACGCTTCTCGTTGTTCGACCAGTCATGACTGATTCCGATAACTCGAGAAAGTTGTTCAATAACTGGTGGAATACCTGAAGGTGTAAATCTTACATTTACAATGTCACCAATTTCTAAATCAAGAACCTTGTTTTGTTGTGATTCCGTCAGCACATCCAAGACAACTGACAAACTTTGAAATCTGTATTGTGGTTCTTTAAATCGGGCTAACAAAAAGTCTGCGAGATACTGAAGGTCAATAGCTGAATTGTTTAACAGCCCTGTTTGGCTGTATGACCTTGGGCCATAAGTCACTTGTGAATCAGTATCCTCGGCAACAACTTCATCGGCAATCGCTTTATTGTTGCTAATGACAATTCGATTGTAAAGTTGCTCTGAGCCATAGACAACGCTTAAATCAGTAAAAGGTATGGCTGTGTATCCAACAACAGATGCCTCATCGGTAAAAGCCACATCAATCACACCCGGCGCATTATTTCTTTCTTGAAAAACAAACTTGCCATTCTTAGAGATAAAGATGTTTCCTGCTTCGCTGGTGGCTACAAGTTGCAAATAGCTAACTGTTTGAGTGCCCTCAGTAATCGCTACGCCGGTCAGCTCGCTGTTGCCGCTATCAATGGTTCTGTCGGCAAGGGGCCAGTTTACTTCTGGAAGGTCTAGAACTCGAGTAACCCTTGCGCCTGATAACTCAACAACGGGGGTAACTGCTGGCAAGTTATTTATGGTTAGGTTACTCAGTGCATCTGAACTTTGAATACTTACAATAGATTTGTTGCTTGGCTCATAGGCAATGTCAATGTCATCAATAAAGCTAGAAATAACTGGATATGCGTTGCAGCTAACTTTTACTTCTCTGCCAGGAACCAGCTGACCATAATAAAACCCAAGCTCATAGAGTGGGTCAAATAATCTGTCTGAGTTGTCAAGAATAATGTTACTTGTTCCAGCATCAATTCGGTCAAGTGCTTGGGACTTTCCTCTTGTAGTTGATGCAGATAAAAGCCTGTCTGTGATATCGAAAAGTTTGTAACCACCCAAACGATATGTCAGGTTGTTCAGCTTTCCTTTTATCAGGTCATTCAACCTAAAGGCCGTTGGGTCTGAATTGCCAAGGTTTCCACCAAGCTCGACCTTTACTGCTGGTGCTACCATCAGGCACCTTGCCAGACAGCCCCAGAGCTTCGCTCGTAGGCTTTGATTGCATCAACAATTGATTTTCCAATGGTTGCACCTGAGCCAACCCCACCATTGACAGTTATGTTGTAAGTGTTTCCAGCCTTGCCACCAAAGTCTTTCATTCTGTCCAAAGGAATGACAGCCTCAGCCTGTCCACCCTCAGCGATGTTTGCGAGAACTCCACCTGGGCGTGGCATTACGATTCCACCCTCGGCAAGTCTTGGGATTGTGACCTTTGGAATTGTGCCAATCTGCAAGTTGATACCGATGGCCTTGCCAGCTCCAAGGACTGTGTTGATAAGCCCAATCAATCCATTGATTCCAGAAATAATAAAGTTGATGTAGCCCTCGACAAAGCTAAGTATTCCGTTGAGCGCACCCTTAGCAATGTTGCCAATAGCACTAAAGATTGCACCAAAGAATTGACCAATCTCAAACAGAGCCAAGCCAAATGCGTTACTAAATCCCTTGATCCACTTACCAAGGTCAGCAAACAACTTGTCCCAGCCACCATACAAGTTCACCAGCCAGTCAATAAGTAAGACCACACCAGCTACTAGAAAACCAATCAGGGTAATTACCTTCACAATCGGGTTAGCGTTCAAGGCAAAGTTGACAGCAAGGATAGCAATAGCGAGAGCAGCAAAGATACCAGCCAAGACTGTTATCACACCTGAGTTGGCAGCAATGTAGTCAAAGAAATCAACAATCAGCGGTGTCAAAAATTCGATGATTGGAAGCAGCCCAGTTCCGATTGCCTCAGCCATCTCACCAAAGGCAAGACCCATCTTTGCCGAGTCAGTTGCGGTTGCCTCAGCAGCTCCACCAACCTGTGTTTCAAGCTCATTTAGAATAATGTTCTGGGCACTAGCAGCATCACCAGCATCAACAAAGCTCTTAATCATTGCCTCTTGTTGGTCGCTTAGTTGCACACCAACCTTGCGAAGTGAGCTAACACCGGCAATAGGGTCTTGCAAAGCTTTACCAAGTCGGACAGCATTGTCCTCACCTGTTCCACCGAATACTGCTGCCATGTCAAAGGCCGCGATTGTTGCTCTGTCAAAAGCACCACCAGCGGTGCCAGCGGTAATCGCCAGGTCTTTGAAGGTAAGCAACTGAGCCTGTGTTGACTTGACCAGCTCATCGTCAACAGCAATCTTTTTCATTGTTTCATCGGCAAAGGCTTTGAGTCTGTCTGTTACAACCTTGGTGTTAGTTCCAAACAATCCCATTGATGTAGCAACGCTGTCGAGCCTGTTGTTAGCAACCTGAGCTTCCTCGGCTGCTCTTACAGCACCAACAGCCAAGCCACCTAAAGCAACCAAACCTATCTGAGCAGCAGGTGCTAGAGCTTTAGATACAGCTCCAATCTTTTCCATTGGGGTATTTAGTCGCTCAAGCTCGCGACTTAGCTTGTCAAAGCCAGAGCCATTGAAGTTGCTGAAAATGCTGATATTGATGGACATTATTTATCTATCCTGACAATGTTCTTGTTGACTTGATCCATGTACTCTTGTACACCTGCTAAAACGCTTGCTTGGATAAATGGCAACTGGCCTTCAGCCTCAGACCAGACATACCTTGATGGTTCACCCTTTATTGCTTGAGTCATAATCTGACCTTGGGTTGTTACCTTGTGCTTTCTACGAGTGCCACGCCAAGGATAGCTAGATGTTTCTGATTTGCGTGTTAGACCAGACTTACCTGCCATGTCAGCAATGTTAAAAGCTACGCCACCGAACTTTACAGATAGCAAAGGTGTTGAACCAGTTAACCCTTTTTTAGCGTTGCGACCAGATACCTCAGTCTTAAAAGTGCCTGGCTTCCAAGCTGTCCGACCTCGGTGATCTCTAAATCCTCTGGTTGGACCAAGCATTGGCGAGCTACCAAGAACTCGGTTACCTAGTAAGTCACCGGTGCGCTTCATGTGTGCGCGGATAGCAAAGAATAGGTCTTGGTCAACCTTGCGGATTTCGGCAAGGGTTTCTCTAATGCCGTACACCTCGACTGACTGGCTTACTTTCATTTCTCTACCTACGCTTATTCATGGCTTCTGATTTACCCTTCAGATACATCTGCATGGTAAACAGCATCCGTTCGGATTCCTGCATCAGCACCGATGGTGCAATCCCTGTTTCACAAGCTAAGGCTGCAATAAAGAGGTGGGAGCTCTTATCTCCCAGTCCCTTTATTCCTTTACTTTTGGGTTTGTGTCGTCACCCTCGATGTTCTCAAGGGAATCCACAAAGTCCTCAAAGCTCTTGTCAGTTTGCTTCTTGCGGCGTAGGGCGTTCCAAACAATGTAGGCAAGGTAAGTCAGGCGTGGGTCTTTCTGAATCGTTGTAACTGCCACATTGAACTTATCCTCGAAGGCGATGAAGTCCGGTGTGCCACATACAACTGATTCCTTAGAACCATCTACAAACTCAACTTTGAAAGGGATTTGCATGGCTCTAGGCTGTCGCTCTAGTTAACGCTCCACTTAGCTGCCAAGTGATTCCCACTGTGGCTAGGTCCCCCACCGTTGAAGCGTAAGGGGTATATTGTGAAACCAAAAATGTTCCAGAGTAGCTAGGGTTCGATGAGGTTACAGTTCCTGAAGTTGGGACAACAGTTACAGTTGCGTTGGTTCCTAGTAGTGGCCAAAGAATTGAGTCAAGTGCGCCAGCAGCAAAGTCCTGGTGGAACTCTAGGGTGATTGAGCCAGACTTTAAACCCGCTATCCTAGTTTTCCACTCAGATCCAAAAGCTGTTGTTTCTTGTTCATCAATTTCTATTGGTAATTCAACAGATGCTAGCGAGGTGCTGAGGTTAGTTCCGTTGATGGTGACTTTATAGTCGGTTGCTACGAATTTTGCCAATTTATGTTTCTCCTAATCGGCAAATACATCAACAGCAAATTCAGCCGCCAAGTAAGTGCCATCATTCATTTGGATGGGTGTGTAATTTGTCATTTCAGTCACTCGGCAATCATAGGCGTAACCACCAAGTGTCTTATCTGATTCTACTGCGTTCTTGATACTTGAGGTGCCTGTGCTAGAGCAGAAGGCATCAAGCGATCTCTGCGCGTACTTTTCTGCTGCCCTGCCAACAACGACAACAACAGAAAATCGGTAAAGCGTAAGACCCTTATTGAAGGCTTGGTTGTAGTCCACAGTCGTTGGTCTAACCAAGGCAATCGGTGGGTTGGGATTGTCAGGCATTTCTGCGCTAGTGCGTAGTCCTGTAATTGTGCCAAGGTTGGTGGCGATAGCCGTTCTTAGCTGGCTGATGAGTGCCACTATGCAAACCTGATTCTGCGGTATGGACTAACTAGCTGTGCGACATCTGGGTCGAGCTGGTTGCTGACTCGCATAATTCCGATGTCAGAGATACCTGCCACACCTAGAGGGCTGTCTAGTCGCTTGTAGATTCGGCTGGACTGAATTACACAAGCTTGGGTTACAGCGATTGGAACCGCTGACCAACCCCAAGTGCCGGTGACCTGGACAGTTGCCTCACCTTCCCATTGGGTAAACAAGTAATCGCCAACAGCGCGGATGTGGGTGTATGAGGTAGGCAATCCGTCAACTCTGCCGTTTAGTGGCTCGAGCTGGTAGTCGTTAGCTGTCCAAGTTTGGTCAAAGCTTCCGTCATCGTCTGACTTGGTTTTGAGGTCAGTCAGGGTGATTAGATCGTCAATCTCAACCTGAAGGTAATCCATCGGGGTAAAGATTCTGGTTGCTGTGCCTAGAGCTGAGAAGCTGCGGTTAGTGTATCCGTCAATAGCGCGAGAGCCTGACTCAATAGCCATCTCTAGCAGGGTGTCATCAACGCTGTCTGTGATTCTTAATGCACTTTTAACTTGTGATAATGAGGCGTAGCCTTGGGTGATTGCCATAATATTCCTATTCTACTGGTCGCTTGATACGCTCTAAAAGCCCAGCTCTTGTCTAACCTTAGCGATGTGTGCGAAACCTATTTGGTCATTAGAGGCTGGCCTACCAACGCCACTCATTGTGACCCTGCCATAACCTAAGTCATGCACAATTCTAACTGTTGAAGCATGAAAGGGTTTAGCACCAGCAGCAACACACCTAATGTAAAGCTCCCAGTCATCATAGATAGCACCCTTGGTATGTCCACCTGTGCGGTCAAACAGCTCTCGCTTGATAGGTGCAGCACCAGGGCAGGTCATCTCGTAGGGTAGCCGTTCAGGTATCCAGCGACCTTCCATGATTGAGCCATTGTGCTTGATTTGTAGCTTGTCAATGTAGATGTCACAGCCTTCTTGATCCGCTTGCTCTAGCTCGTCAAAGGCACCAGGTAGATAGTGGTCATCAACATTACAAACTGAAATCCAGTCGGTAGTCTGCTTGGCTTGGATAGCAAGCATGAAGTCAGCAAACTCGCCTTCCATTTCGATTGGGTTGGTTATTGCTTTGTACTCATCTGGGATAAGGGATTCAACATATTCTTTATTCTGGCTGTCATGGCAGATAACGATTGCATCAGGTTGCCTGTTTAGGCTCTTGACACCTTCCCACCATTGAGGCAGAAACTCGCTGTAAGCTGTGCCAAATAAGCTGACACCAATCCCGATAGTTAGGCCAGAGCTGTTTCCCAAAACAATTCCTTTGACTTGGTAATTAGGTCAGTCAAGATTGCAGGGTCGCGCCAGTTTGGAACTGAGGTTATACCGGCATGGTCATTAGTGTGAACCTCGCAACCTGACAAGACAGCCTCGATGATTACCCTTGGCTCACCATCAAAGCCATTAGGCAACAAGACAAAGTGCTTAGCCCTGCTCATGGTTTCTAGCACCTCAGCCCTTGGCTTGTCGGTCATCATCACTAGCGGTATGCCTTGTTCGTCTGCCCAAGCCTGTGCCTCGGCTGGACCTTTCTGCTGGTGCATCCTTGCTGCCCAGAGCGCAAAGTTTTCCTTGGGCTTGACGCTCATCTCGCTAGGGTCAAGCGATGAAAGTATCCAGGCGCTTTTCTTTGGCTTAGTCCAAGATAGCTCTAGCTCTAAGTGCTTTGGTGTTTGGGCTATCAAAACCTTAGCTGAGTTGATGAGCATAGCTCGCTCTAGGCTTCTAGTCTGTAAGTGCCTGACTGCAACCACAGGTTTCTTGCGTGCCAACTGATTCATGGCGTAAGGCGTGAGCAGGTCTGTGCCGGTGATGATTACCTGATCGTAAGCCATCGCCTCTTTCCACCTGTCGGGTGTAATAATCTCTAGCTCAACTGGTGGGTCTTTGAGCAGGGTGTCATCGCTCATCTCAGCACCACCGATTAGCTTGCCGTCAATCGGTAAGTGGTGGGACACCCAAGCAATCACAGTAGCTTCTCCTAGCGAAGGTTGGCAAAGCTAAATAAGAATGATGTGGCGTCGGCCTCTCTACTCTTACCGACTCGCTTCAAGCGGCTGGGTTTCCCTAGTAGCAACTCGACTTGAGGCAATGCCAGTTTAGGGCTATTTAAGAAGCTTTGTCAAGATTGGAACCCAGCTCTCAGTCCAAACCTTTTCAACATCGAACTGGCTGGCAAAGTCTATGGCTACCTGCGATGGGCCACGCTCAGCTTTGTAAGATTCCTCTAGCGCGTTGACCAAGCTAGATACATTCGGTGTCATCCACCAGGCATCTTGACCGGCATCCCAACTTAGCTGTCCATCGGTTAGCCATGAGTCAGGGCTGATTAGGTCAGGGGTTGCTGCCCAGTTCGAGCCGATAACCCTAGTGCCACAAGCCTGTGCCTCAACGCTAGGAACGCCAAAGCCTTCACCTAAGCTAGGTGCCAGCAAGACATCCATCCGAGTGTAAAGAGCAGCAAGGTCAGGCTGGGCTAGTCCGAATCTGTAATCATTAGGGTTTGGAAAGATGACCTGTTCCTTGGGTATGCCAACTGAGTTCAAGAGGTTGAGCAAGTTCCAGCCACCAGCTCCACCCATAGCATCGGTGTGGAGATACAGCACAGCATCAG